TGGACCAAGAGATACTGCGCTTGATGTGCAATTAATCCTGTAGACTGAAAGTTGCGGAGAATATTGCCTTCCACGATGTTGTGATCATTGTTGTCGTATGATCCTGTGTCGTTATCAAGATAGATTCCGTAGTGACCACCAACAATTTGGCAGAATCTTACCGAACACTCTGACACATTCAAAAAATCTATGCCGTCACAATTGGCTCTGGTCTGGGCCGCTTTCGTTGCATTAGCTGTACCATCGATCCTCAAAAACTGGAAGTGAACATCACTGGCAGTCACTTTAATTGCTGGCCTGTTAATCGCGCTAGATGTGTAAACTAAGTTGGCAAGTTCAAGTCCAGCACCAACTAGATGTTTGTTTGATGCATTGATCAAAAGTGCATAGCCACCAGATTGATCAGTTATTTTATAATTGCCCTCTGGAAAATATATCCTGCTTGCCGCATCAATAGCTGCTTGAATTGCCGCAGTATCATCCGTCACGCCATCACCCGTAGCGCCAAAGTCTTTGACCGATACCGACTCTTCTAGCTTGACTTGGACATTGCGCTCAACACTTGAGCCAGCTTGTTTAAATGATATTTCAGACGCTTGATTCTCGCCAGCAGCTAATGGCTGAACGACCATAACCTCAATCGTGCTGAGATTCGGTGGTGCAGTAGAGAATGTCAGAGTAGTGCCAGAGACTGTATAAGTATCTTTCTGCTGGTACACGCCATCAATGTAGGTTTGCGTATTGTTCTCTGCGCCTGGAGCTATACCCAGAGTGAAAGCTGTAGTAGAACCATTACCAATAAAGTTATAGTTGTTCATTCCAGCAGAGGTATACAAACCAGCAGCATCGCCAGCTTCAGGGTTGCCAGTAGTATCATTGAACCTGAGATATTTACCTAGACGATCAGCCTTAGCGGGTATCGTCATGTCAATGCTAGTAGGATCAGTGTTAGGCGCTATCAGTACACGGTCTAAGTCACCACCATTCTGCTGGAGTGCTAGCCATAGTCGATCAAAGTCATTGTTCACATCTGCCGCTAGGAAATCACCAGCATTGGTGTAAGCAGTGAGACGCTCTAACGCCATATCCCTATAGATTGTAAGGACATCACCAGTAGTTGCACCAGTGACCAGCGTGACATTACCACCAGTGTCTACGCCTACGCCACTAACTGCGTACTCGCCAGCACCTGCGCCTTGATTGATAAGCGTACCATTCTGTAGTACCTTAATGTCTCCGGCAGCAGCGATCTCGAACGTATATGGGAATACGGTCTGGCCGCTAGTAGCGGTATATTGGTCTCTCGGGGTACTGTCTAATACTGTCATATTAGCGTCCTGTTAATTTCTCTAATCTTCCTGCTGTGGCAGTACGCACATCAGCTTCAAGTGTGGGGTCTTCTTTTATTAACTGTGCTTTAGCAGAGTCTCGATATGCGGTAAATACAGCTTGTATCGCTAACGCCTTACCACCTTCTGGGCCATCAGTTGCTTGCTTGTATCCAGACTGTGCAAACAATTCTTTCAGCTTGGTCTTTAAAGGAACACTTCTCATCCCCTTATTGTCTTGACCAGAGTACAATAGAATATATTTGTCGTATTGTTGAGCATCTAATTCTACCTCATTTATGACCCTTCTTGGCATAGAAATCGATACTTCTTGAGCTACTAGCTCATCAGCGATAGGGTCTTCTTTAGCCGTACTGATGTAGATAGGGGACATAATGTCAGGCCCGATACCACCTTCCAGCACAACAGGCTCGCCAAAGATGTTTCTTCTTGGTGGCAAGTCTTCAGAGTAACCTGGAATCCTAGACTTTATTCTGTCCAGTATTCCATAAGTTGCGTTTAGTTCAGGGCTTATAGATCGTTCTACAGCAGCAACTCCAGATGGAATGACTGATGCAGCGGTTCTAGTTAGCCAAGAATTCAGCTTATAGTTGTTCGCTTCTGGATCTGTGCTAGATGAAAAGAAAGCATCCATGAAATCTACTAGACCGCTCATGTATGTTTTACTTGCCATGTTCTGAGCAACTGACAAACTAGCTGCAACAGCAACTTGTTGAGCATCTGCCTCCGTAGTCTGTCCCATAATCTCAGCCATATCTGCCGCTAGACCTAATAATGCTCCAGTAGGATCTAATCGATTATAAGCATAATAAGTATCACCCACCTTGATTGAATAAGGTTGCCACCCAGTAGCCCTTAGTATGTTCTTCTGATCTCGATCAACTGGCCCCGCTCCGGTAATGCTGCCGCTTAATGTAAGATCAGCAGATACCGCCATTACCATAGAACCCATTGTGATTTTAGCTAAAGCAAGGTCTCGCCTAGCGCCACCAGCGGCAATTTCTTCTCGAACAGATCCCATTATGGGAGCCAATGGAGTGCGCTCAAAAGTAAAGCTCATGATGTTTATTGGCGTTCTAACAAACGGCATGATTACTCTAGCCAAAGGAATATTGTTTCTGACGTTCTCTACAGATTGCCCTGCCTTTCCCAGCTTATTAGTAAAAGTCTGATATCGTGACGCATCTATAGCAGACAGCTTTATATTCTCGGGCGGGTTATCAATAATCTCTAGTACTCGTCTTGCAGCGGCCTCGTCTTTCAAACCTTCGTTAAAAGTTTGCCTGTAGGCTTGTGCATATAACTCCATTCTATATCCGACAGACTTAAAGAAAGCATCTTCAGCAGTCAGCAAGCGACCTGGAATCCGAACAAACTCACCTAGATAATCTGCAAACCTTCCTGCTGGCCCTGAAATGTTTAATGACTCGCCAGAAACAGATCGACGTTTTTCTACCTCAACCTTTTCCATTACATCGGTAGGCTCTCCGGTCTTGAGTGCTCTCCAAGACAAACGTAAACCATCCCTAGCGCCATCAATAAGGCCCTTCATTTGCGCGGTGGTTTCTCCAGGGGGTATGTTCCCGCCTATTGCTCTAGCAAGTCTTCGCTCTCCTACCGTTAAACCAGCAACCATAGTATTGGAAAGAATGTTTACCGCATGAGTAGTCGGGCTAGATAACAAGCCATTGATCCATACCTCATACAACATGTCTGCTGTGGTGACCTTATTAGCATCTCGTACAAACTTGCCTACTTGTGCAGGATCGTCCAACTCAGCAAACATCTGGGCCATTTTTTGATTAACTTCTGATCCACCAGAACCATCTAAAGCCTCTTTGATCGCTCGTTGTTGTGCCCGAGAACTTTCAGCAATAATGTTAAATGATTGCAGTGCCCGACCAGCTTCAGCAGTCATTCCTGAAACTTGCAACTGAATGGCTCTGTGATGGGACATGGCTCGTCTAAACAATGCTAGTTCAGTGTCACCACCATCCGCAGCTCTTTTGGACAGCTCAATTAAATTTTCACCGGATGCCACTAGAATCTTTCTAGCTGCAAGAATTTGCTCTGCGTTAAAAGCCTCACCCTGCCGACGATTCATCAAATCATCAACCGTCATACCAAGGTCATCAGCTAACTTAGGCAATTCTTGATTAGTAATTACCTCTCTACGAGCCTTATTGATACCTTTAGAGTCAGCTTGTGCCACCCTGTCCAGCAAGTTTTGCACATCTTCGGTGGTATTTAATTTTGCCAGATTGATATTCTGTGCGCGTTCTGGTGTTGCTTTCTTTGCTCCAGTTTTAAATTCTGGAACTTTGATAGTAACGCTTGCCTCTTCAGCAGCCTTGTCAAAGGGAATAAATTCATCTTCAGGCACTTCATCTACTTGCCTAACAATTGCCACATCTGTAGATATTGTGTCATCTATAATGTCTTCTACAGGAACGCCAGTGTCTTCTGATACTTTTCTGATTTCTTTGCCTGACTTAATAAACTTAACCGCAGACATCAATCCATCGGCCAAACCACCTAGCGCCAAACCTTCTATAGCATTTTTAAATCTACCTTCAGCCTCGGTATCATCTGGACTTGATGCCAAATATTCTGTTACTGGATTAGATAGCGCAGGAACTTCCTCGACTAAATCAGAAAGACGAGCCTCCATAGGATCAAACACTGTAGCGTCAGCAATAGCACCCGCAATGTATGGCGCAGCTTTGCCAGTACCCTTTACAGCTTTAAATGCTGGGCCAAATCCCGTTAAGAATTGTGATACACCTCTTACTAAACTGCCTGTAACAGTCCTCGGATCGCCTTCTATTGTTGGCGTTTCTACATCACTAACAGCCTTGGCAGCTTTTGCCGCAACCTTTGCACCAGTTACTCCTCCACCAAGGGCCATTGTAAATGCGCCAGCAACCACAGGATCAACATCAATTAGATCTGCAATCTCAGCAACTGCGTCTAATGCTCCTGCAACAGCTTGCCTTGGAGCTTCAACAATACCGCCAGCAATATCTTTAAATACTGCTACTGGCTTGTCTCCGATTTCAGATACACCAGCCTCAAACAACCGTTTTGTCTGCTCATATTTTCGAGATATTGGCCCTTGTTCCTGGACTTCCTCTGCCGCAAATTGTTGCCTTGCTAGTTGTGCAGGGGTTAGATCAGCATCTTGACGCGCATTCAGCACCTTGCCAGTAGCATCATCATTGGCAAAGAACGGAAACACGGTAGACGGTTCTGGATTCAGATTTATGTCTTTAGCGTTAATCTCTTTGATAGCTTCAGAGACTTGTGCATTTTCATTCTTAGCCATTTATTGTCCCTTTAACGCTTGATCTAAAGCTCTTTCAAAAGCATCTGCATTTCTTTTCAGACTCTCATAATTATCAATTTTGTAGATTTCTTCGTTATATTCAGAGTCCGTAATAGTGTTCTCTTTTAGTTGTCTGTTTAGATCTGCTCGTTTTGCTTTAGGATCTTCAATAGGATTCAAAATTAATTCGTTAACATCAATCAATTCCCTAGCTACTACAGGGGGATCTTCCCCGTCCAGTACTCTTTCGTTATACACTAGCTGCAACTTAGCGAGCCTTTCTTGAGAGTTGAAATCTAAAGCGCCTAGTGGCCCTTTCTCGACAACACTGTTTTCCAAGAATGACCGGAACCTTTTAGCTCTACTTGTATTAATAGGGGACTCTGCATCAAGTTGGGCAAGTGCATTCTGATACAGTTGTTGGCTAGTAGCCCCCGTTATAGTTCTATTCGTATTGTTTTCGATAAAGGTCAAGGCTTCTTGCGGATTACTATTGATTAAAGTCTGCGCTTCTCGAATGACAGAGTAATCATCAACACCCTGTCCCCTGCTGTTCACAATGGCTGTAAGCTGAGTTAATTGAGTAAGACCAATATTCTGATTTCTTGCGGCAAGAGCAATATCTCCAGCGTCTGCTGTTCCTTCAGCAATTCCTAGAAATAACTCAGAAGCATTTTTCTCTTGTCTGACAATGAGCGCGTCTTCCGATGCTTTTTCTTTGATGTTATCTAGCTGCATGAATTGATTTAAGTCTTGTCTAAATACATCTACTAGATTTCCCTGCTGTTCGACAGTAAATCCTTTAAGGGGCGTATCCTGTACCCTTTCAATGTATTCTACAGCAGAAATAGCACCACGCTCTTCGTATGTGTTTTTTAGCGCACCCCGACCAATGGCAGACTCTACTGTAACAGAGGCTTCTTTTATAATATTATCTGCTGCTGCCTGAGATATTGCGCCAGACTCAACCCTAGCCTTTATCGATTCCGTAGAAGACTGCAAGCTAGCCATCGCTGCCTCAGTGTCACCCAGACTTGCAAGGCGAATACCGCTATCGATAGCAGAGTTAATATTATTTACTAACCGCTCATCTGTCTCTTGTCTTTGCCTAGTAATCTGCTGGGATTGAACCTGTGATCTTGCGGACGCAACTACAGGGTCTATAGATAATTGCACTATGTCTTGGTAATCCTCGGATATACCGCCGCGCAAGCCATTCAGATATTGGTTAGATAGCTGATCAAATTTCTCAGAATCCCCATTGCTTTCTTCTGCAATCCTAGCAATATTCTCTCTTGCATCTGTGTCTATAGACGCAACATAAGACTTCTCTAGCGCAGAATTATAGGCTTGATCGTATATCGATATACCGGACAAAAACCCTTTCTTTTCTTCTACTGGCTTACCTGCTTCTGCCGCTTCAATACCCGCAGCAAGACCCGCTTCTTGGCCCTGTTCTGCACGTTTCTTAGCTGCAACATTGAATGCAATTTCATTCACTTGATCTGCGATACCAGCGAGCGCCTGAAACCTACGAGCAGCAGATTGATCTACTCCCGTTGGCCTGAACTCTCCGTAATATCCAATAGGTTTCTGGGCCATCAAGATACTCCCGCATCAAAAGCTCTGTCTGCCCATGACTTATCACCGCCACCGCCACCGCCACTAGGCGCTAATGACGCTACTTGTCCAGCAGTTTTTAACAATGTAGATGTAGCAGCCATATATCCAGCTTGCTTTGCCGCCTTACCCTGTCTGCGTAGTTGAGCCTGTTTTAGCTTTTCTGACAAACTTATAGTAGCCTCACTCAGCCCCGCTTTCTTTGCGCTAGCCAATGCAAGACTAGCTGGGGTGCCTTCTCCAGAAATACCAGACATAGCCTGACCGACTACATTAGCGGCCAATGCTTTGTTTAATTGTTCTCGACGTTGCAGTTCTCGGCCTTGAGCAGCAAGACGCTCTTCTTCAGCTTGACGGTTTAGCTCAATCTCTTGAGTCTTACCAGCAACATATTGACCTCTAGCAGATACCGCAGCAGACGTTACCGCGATTGCAGTGATTACCCAACTCATACGGCCTCCAATATTTCATTTGCTATCTTGTCCACATCTGTCTCCTCGGTAACGTGGAACGTAGTCCATACCGTGTCCGTAATTGCGTATATCACTCGCTTCATGCCTGGATGCGTCTGACCCATATATGGAGCCTTTATTTCTTCTCTGCCTTCATGTGTGACCGCTACACATTCACCTTCAGATACAGTGAATAGATGGTTCGTCTTGTGCAATGCACCTACTAGACATACACCAGCAGGGATAAATAGCTCTCTAGCGTAAATACCATCAGCGAAATGATGCGTGACCTCTGTCTCAGCTTGAGGCATAGCCAGCATCACATCTTGTGCTTTGTAGATATTACTCTGTAACGCTACATTCACGATGATTCGACCTCGTATTCAATCATCTGTATATGTACCGGAGTAGGATCGGGTGCAGTTATTGACGGCATTGCGTCCCTAGTCCAGCCTATTGTATTTAATACATCTTCTATTATGCCAGTTTTTGAGTTAGGAGAGGTATCTAGTGGTGAAACAGATGAATAACCAAACTCTCTAATCGGTACTGGTTGACCATCTACATAGTAACCATACGACTGATAGACCCTGATGTTCATGCGAACAATACGCTTGATACGCATCTGGTTCTCACCACTACCGATATTGGTATTAAGTGGCATGCCTGTGACTTCTACAGGGAAGTTTAGCCCGACCTCTACATTGGTGTAGCCTACTTCCTCTGATGTGAGCGTTATCTGACTACCCACCACCGTTCTCTCTGGTAGCACAATGCCATCCGCTACGATCTGAACAGTCTCACCCTGCAAATGACCCAAGCCAGTAATCGTTGTATCCGTTGGCCCTGGATTGAAGATAATAGAATCATCCATCAGGTGATCGAATGACCACTTCTCTATGTGATACTCGACATTCCCCGCGATAGTTCTCTTGTCGATCATGTATAGCTCATCATCTACCACGGTGGCGTTAGTGATAAAGCCAGAATTAGCGGATATCCACTGAGTAAACCCGTTGATGTCTTGGTCTCGTAGCGTGTTTAGGATAGTGACCGAACCATCTGTGTTGGGTATAAACAGCCAGTTAGCATCCTCGCTAGTCGTACCCGATAGCATTGCCATGTCAGTAGGTTGCTTGATCAGGTGAGACGAGAGTACAGATCTATCGTGCGTGACATAGGCATCTTCATTGAACGAGTAGACAAAATCATAGATCGTCTTGCCGTTTCTATCGACGAATATGGTAGAACCGTCTACATCCACTACCTCGATATATGATGCGCCGTGATTAGTCTGTGGCGTAATCCCTACAGATGAAGGCGTAACAGGCGTACTGGTCACTGAGAACTCTGCACCAGACGTAAATACTTGCAGGTTCCGGCCTGGATAAACATCAATGATCTCGTTCAGCTTGCGCGAGGATATGGTGGCAAAGATACCTTCATCGTCATCACCATCGTCAATCTCATAGTCAAAGAATGATCCAGACTTGGAGAAGAATATAGATGCAGTCTTGGACTTAGTGCCGCCTAAAACTAATCGGCCCTCGAAGAAACATCCGGTCTTTGGGTATCCGCGATTAGCAGACCAGACCGCTTCCTTTCTAGGTGATCCGTTAGCCAACTTTGTAATGGTAATAGGTTTCGCTGTACCGCTAGTAGGGAATGCGCTATATAGCTCAAAGTCTTTAGCAGACTCTCCCGACACAGAGATGCTGTATGTTCTTGTGCCCGTCCTCGTAACCGTTACACCAGTTTCACCGTATACAGGCATGTCTTGCAGATTTCTCTGCATGTTGAATATGGTAGAGTTTTGCTCGTCAGCAGTCGTATCACCTGCATAGGTAATGTTTTTAGACAATACGCCTTCAACATCTATCTGGTACTGATCACCAGATACGAATCCAGTATGGAAGTTAATACTCTGCACATCGGTAACAGGCGTAGGACTTAGATCATCATCAAAGTCATAGGTAGGCACATTAGTAAATGGCACCTCGTCCAAGAACCAATCCGTATCTGTGCCTAGATTAATCAGTCTCTGTGATGGTACGTCCTCATGAAAGAACAGCATCACGCTTTCTGTCTGCGTATCTCGTACAGTAGAGACCTGTGCAGCAGTAAACGGAACCCGTACATCTGCGACATGGGTGCCTGGATTCTTGAATATACGGACGTTGTTATCTGTGATCGACAGTAGATAGTTTCGGTCTGTAGTGACGCTAAAATCTACTAACTTGGACTCTGATGGTACACCCGCTGTAGTTGTCTGGGTGATTAGATTGAACTCGGCCAGTGTGAGTGTAGCCGATCCCAGATCAGTTGCGCCAACTCTAGCTACTCTGACATATCTTTCTGCCGAACCAATAGCGATTCTAAAGTTTTGCGGGTTAGTCCCTATGAGCGGAACTGCCGCTCGCGTAGTCCACGATATTGCATTAGTAGAATCCTGTATAACGAACTCACTAGATGATCCAGCCGACAAACTAATCTGCCGCAGATCAGCAAATACTGCCGTAGGTTTTAATGCAGGAGAAGCAGTACGATCATACTGAGCAACAACGTATGGATTTGTTGTGCCTATCGCTGCCGTAGTAGATGTAGTAGTTGCGTCATTACCGTCATTAATGACCGATCCAGTGCCACCACTAGGCATGGTTGGATTCTGTGCTGTTAGTCGCTCTAGCTTATTCAGCACCGTGTCAATATGTTGAGTGCCAGGTCTTCTCTTAACGCCACCTTGAGGAACCAATACCACATTCTTAGCGGTCTGCAATCCTTGGTAATACTGATTGATGTCAGTACGGCCACGCAGTAAAGGTGATAACTCGCCACTGACGAAGTTATTCTGGAGAAATCGTGACTTAGCCACTAGTACCTCACATTAACAAATGGGTTACTTGTAATGGGAGTTATTGGGTATTGTTGCGAGTCAGTGTATCGGGCCATCCTAGAAGCATTAACATACTCGGCAGACATCTCAACTCTGGACGCAGAGCTATCCCTAATGCTAGTAGCGAAATCTTTAGCTAGCGCGTACTCGATCATCTTGGAGAAATAAAAAGGCCAATTAGCTTCAGGAACATCATAAATATAGTCGCAATAAAGCGGCCCAGTATTATTGGTATACACTTTGTCGCCATATATCTGATAGTTGACACTAGGATACAACTTGATAAGGAACAAAATATTAGCAGGTAGCTGATAGATTGATTGCCATTCTTGATCGACAGGCACCTCAGTAGTGAGTGCTAGTTGAGCCTTGGCCCTAGCGAACCCCCACCGATGCTTGGTCAGTTCATTCTTGACTATACTATCGTAAAGGGCATTAGCAACTTGTTGCGCTCGAGAGTTACCGATCAGTGAATTAATTGGCGTATCGCCTATTAAGACTAACGCAGCACTAACTAAATCAATTTTAGTTGCCATATCATTACTCTGAAGATAGGGGGCCCGTAGACCCCCAAATTACTTACGCTGTAATCGTAGTACCAGCCGCCGCAGTAATGCTTGTAGCGGTTTGGGTCTTAATGTAAGTAATGGTTACTACTGGAGCAGTAGCGGTAGTAGTATCTTTGCAGATGATAAGATCACCAATACTAAGCTCGCTGATAGCCGCAAGAAAATAATCTGCGTTATCAACAACCGTTTTAGCATCAGTAGAAGTATACTGCCAAGTGCTTCCACCTGTTCCTGAACCGCCAATGCGGCATAAACCTGATCTTGCAAAAGCCATGATGGATCTCCTTATGCAGTTTTGTCGTATTGAACTTTAACCAGACCACCCTCGTCGCGAACGACAGAGCCACCCTTCAACATACCATTGCTTAACCAAGAAGTACGTTCAGGAATCCAGTTGATTTCAGTTTTCATGTCAATGCCAATAGCTAAACCAACAGCAGGACGCTGATAGAACCAAGAGTCAACAATGTTGCCAGCTAGATTCAATCCACCTTCAGTACGAGTTTCGATAACGATAAAGTTAAACCCTACAAGAGTGTTTACTTCACCAGAAACAAGTGCCTTGATAGCTTGATAGTCAGCAGAAGTTGCCTTCTCATCGTTCAAAAGTCCACCCAAACCCTCTGCTTCAATAGCAGCAAACAGTTCAGTGTTGGGTACACCTTGGTCACGCAGTTCAACTTGAGCCTGAATAACCTTAGCAATAGTAAGGTTGGCCGCTCCAGCAGGAACCGTAGTGGTCAGCGGAGTAGAGGCATCCATAGCATCGATAACTAGCTGGTCACAACGACGGCCCAAAGCGCCAGCAATAGTCATTGCCAGTTCTTGTTTCTCATCGAAGTTAACATCAGCTTGGTCAAAGATGTCAGTGTACTCAGGTGCGTTCCAGTTCGACAAAGTTGCCGTCTTGAACTCATGAGACACATCCATTGGAGTGACGAGGTCAGAAGTTGATTTTTGGTTAGCAAGGCCTTTGCCTTGACGACGAAACTTGTAAGTATCACCTACAACGTTATTTCGGACAGTGACGGAATTCTTCAGCAAGCCCATACCTTGGTAGGCATGTTTCACCATGCTGTCAAACTCTGTTACTGCTACAGCAGATAAAGTTTTAGACATTTGTCTATTCCTCAAATTATCAAATAATTTAACGCTAATGTTTCACATGAAACACTCGCATGTTATGAGGTTTTGACTGAGTGCCCGACAGATCGGTCAGTCTACAACCCAAATCTGTCAGGCCCAAGATGGGGTATCTGACTCAGACATAATAACATTTAGTTATGTAAAAGCAAACTATCCAAACTGTTGAGCATATGGTTTATCACCACCAAACTCTTTCATCATGCTCTGGATCTTTTTCTCATGGTTTGCGTCTACAGACCTAAGAAGATTGCCATGCTCATCCTTGCGGAACATCTCAGCTTCTATATCAGCCCACGTCATGCCTCCAGGCTGGATATGCCCATCGATAGGCAGCTTGGCCGGAGCAGTAGCATTGATTAACGCCTCTACTAGCTCGACTGACTCCGCACTATTAACTGCATAGCGTAGACGTTCATAGGTATCGCTATCGAGACTGTTTTTCATAAACTGTTCGACGGTCTTAATTCGGTCTACCCCGTTGTCCCCTAGCTTGGCAATCTCGGCTTCAGCGGAAACTTCTTCTACTGCCTCTGACTGTGCAGATAACAGCTCCCACGCTTTATTGAAGTAGTCTTGGGACATGTTAGATTCATTTGCAAAACCGACTAGCTCTTGCATCAACTCGTCTTCTTGGTCGATACCTTCAGGCATTGAGTATCCAT